GAACAGGTATGCCACTGAGAAACGACTCGGAAGAATGCCTCGATATGAAGATATGGCCAGAATCCACAACGGTGGACCGAATGGTCACAAGAAGAGTGCAACGAATAAGTATTGGAACAAAGTGAAGCGGGAACTTGATAAAAATGTCTGATGTCTTTTACACAAACGTGGCTCGGCGGGGAAACAAGATTTTGGTTCGTGGGGTGAATGATGGGACTCCCTTCCGCAAGGAGGTGGAGTTTCGTCCCACCCTATTCATTCCTTCGAACAAGGAGAGTGAATGGAAAACTCTCGAAGGTAAGAATGTAGAATCAATCGAACCCGGCAATATGAATGACTGTCGTGAATTTATTCAGAAGTATTCTGGCGTGACTGGGTTTGAGATCTATGGAAACACGGATTATATTTACCAGTTCATCGGCAAGATTCATCCTACTGAAGTAGACTACAAGTTCAATGACATTCGTGTTGGTTATATTGACATTGAAACCACATGTGAGAATGGATTTCCAAAGATCGATGATCCCGAAGAGGAAGTGATCGCAATCACATTGATCATCGGTGACAAGAAGTGGGTCTTTGCTCGTGGTGAGTTTGATCAACCCGAAGACGCCGTGTGTTACAGTCATCATGATGAAGAGTATGTTCTACAGGAGTTTCTGAATGTCTGGATGCAAAACTATCCTGATATTATCAGCGGTTGGAACATTCGATTCTTTGATATTCCGTATCTTTACAATCGAATCTTGCGAGTTTTTGGTAGTAAAGTTGCAAAGACTCTTTCGCCTTGGAACGTGATCAAGGAACGAACGGTTGTTCGTATGAATCGTGAACAGACGGCATACGAACTTCTTGGTATTGCCACTCTAGACTACTACGAACTGTACTTGACTTTTACTTACACTAGTCAGGAGTCGTATCGTCTAGATCATATTGCTAACATCGAGCTTGGTGAGAAGAAGATCTCATATGAGGAGTTCGATAACATTGCGGAGTTCTATCAGAAGGACTTCAACAAGTTTGTTCAATACAACTACCAAGATACTCTTCTAGTCAAACGACTCGAAGACAAACTTAAGTTGATGGAACTTGCCGTTGCGTTGGCTTATTCTGCCAAGGTGAACTTTATGGATGTCTATTCACAAGTTCGTACTTGGGATCAGATCATCTATCATTATCTGAATGAACGTAACATCGTGATTCCTCAGAAGAAGGGGCAGAGTAAGAACGAACAGTATGCTGGTGCTTATGTGAAGGAACCGATCGTCGGCCGACACGAGTGGGTTGTCTCGTTTGACTTGAATTCCCTGTACCCTCACTTGATTATGCAATACAACATCAGTCCCGAAACACTGGTTCCAATGTCGGAAGACAGTCGATTTGGTATTGGTCCGAACAATATCTTGAATGGTCCAGATAATTTTTATGCAAAGGGAACTTTCGAAAAGATTGAAGACTTCAAGTCACAGGGGTACTCGGTTGCCGCAAACGGTAGTTGTTACACCAAGGAACATCAGGGATTCTTGCCTGCCTTGATGGAAAAGATGTATGTAGAACGCAAGATGTACAAGAAGAAGATGATCGAATGCGAGAAACAAAAGCAGAAGGATCCTAACAACAAGGAGTTGGACTATGACATTGCAAAATTTCATAACTTCCAACAGGTTCGTAAGATTCAATTGAACTCTGCTTATGGTGCGATTGGTAATGAGTGGTTTCGGTATTATGATGTGTTGATGGCGGAAGCTATTACCTTGTCTGGTCAACTGAGTATTCGCTGGATCATCAATCATTTGAATTCATTTTTAAATCAAACACTAAAGACAAAGGATGTTGATTATGTGGTTGCATCGGACACTGACTCTGTGTATCTCCGGCTTGGCGGGCTTGTTGATCATTTTCTTGGTGATGGTAAATCTGATAGAGAGGTGGTGGAATTTCTTGATAAATCATGCAGGGAAATAATTCAACCATTCATCGACAAGAAGTACGAAGAACTCTGTACTCTTATGAGTGCGTATGATAACAAGATGGTAATGGAACGAGAAGTAATTGCAGACGTAGGTATCTGGACTGCAAAGAAACGATACATGCTCAACGTGCATGATTCTGAGGGGGTTCGATATGATCCACCGAAGAGAAAGATCATGGGTATCGAAACGACTCGATCTTCCACACCGCAAGTTGTGCGGGACTGGCTTAAGGAATCGATTCGCATCATCATGAATGAGAACGAAGAAACACTTGTCGATTACATTGCAGATCGAAAAGACGAGTTCATGAATCTTGATGTGGAAGACATTGCCTTTCCTCGGAGTGTCAGTAACTTGACTAAATATATTGACTCTTCCAGCATTTACAAGAAGAGTACACCGATTGCAGTGAAGGGTGCCTTGCTCTACAATCACTACATCAAAAAGAACAAACTCGATCGTAAGTATCAATTGATCAACGAGGGTGAGAAGGTCAAGTTTGTTATGTTGAAGGAACAGAATCCAATTTGTGGATCGAAAGGCGATCAAGTTATATCTTTCGTTTCGAGATACCCGATGGATCTGATCGACAAGAAGTATGTGGATTACACCACACAGTTTCAGAAAAGTTTCATTGACCCCTTGACTTCTATTCTAAATGTGATAGGATGGAAGACCGAGAAGGTCTCAAGTTTAGAATCATTGTTCATTTAAAGGAGAACATAATGGCTGAAAAGAAGAAAGTTAACATTGAAAATGTACGCATCGTGCGTCTTATGTCAGGTGAAGAACTCATCTGCGAATACTCTGGTGAGGGTGGCACGCACACTCTTACCCTCCCCTGTCTGATCGTTCCTACTGGTCAGAACAACATCGGTCTGGCTCCGTGGATGCCTTACGCAGACTATGATAACACCATTACTCTTGATGAGAAGGTTGTTGCTTGGGTCATCGGAGCCCATAAGGAACTCGCTTCTGAGTTTGAACGAGTCCACAGTGATGCTCCTCAACTTGTTGTACCCAACAAGGAAGTTCAGGAAGTTGCTGGCGTAATTGGAGCCCCCTGATCTATGAGTTACCTCAGTGACATTGTAAAGAATTCTGGCAACAAGTATGCTGTTGTTGCAGACGACGGGATCGAAGGAAGTGATATCACTGGTTTTGTTGATACTGGGTCTTACAGTTTCAACGCTCTTGTGAGTGGATCTTTGTATGGAGGTATTCCAGACAACAAGATTACCGCAATTGCAGGTGAATCTGCAACTGGTAAAACATACTTTGCACTTTCACTTGTACATCGTTTCCTCCGTGACCGTCCTGATGGAGTGGTTCTTTATTTTGATACTGAACAGGCAATTACATCTGATATGATCCGCGACCGGGGCATCGACCCCGGCCGGATCGCTATCTTTCCTGTCAGTACCGTTGAAGAATTTCGACATCAGGCTATTACTATTGTAGATCAACATCTAGAACAGAAGAAGGCCGATCAGAAGCCTGTACTGGTTGTTCTAGATTCTCTTGGAATGCTTTCTACTAGTAAGGAAATGACCGACACTGCCGATGGAAAGGAGACTCGGGACATGACTCGAGCTCAGTTGGTAAAGGCCACGTTCCGTGTTCTTACTCTTAAGTTGGGTAAGGCAGGCATTCCACTAATCATGACTAACCATACATATGATGTCGTGGGATCTATGTTCCCCACTAAGACTATGGGTGGTGGTTCTGGACTGAAGTATGCCGCATCTACCATCATCTATCTGTCGAAGAAGAAGGTGAAAGAAGGAACTGACGTTATCGGAAATATCATTCATTGTAAGAACTTCAAGTCTCGACTAACGAAGGAAAACTCAATGATTGATGTCATGCTAAATTATGAAGAGGGACTTCATCCATACTATGGTCTGGTTGACATTGCCCTTAAGTATGAAATTATCAAGAAGGTTTCTACTCGACTGGAGTTTCCTGATGGAACAAAGGCATTTGAGAAGTCAGTCTACAAGAATCCAGAAAAGTATTTTACTGAAGATATCATGAGCCAACTGGAAGAAGCAGTTGGAAAGGAATTCAAGTATGGGTCACACACCGAAGAAGCCGAAGTATCAACTGATCCCGCATGAAGAAGATCGATTCGCCGTTCGAATTTTGGAAAAGAAATTCAACGGCATCGTTTTTCTCATTGGTCGCGTTGGGTTTGAACCCATCGAAGGCGAAGACCAGATGACGTTTAAATATGAATTTGAAATTCTAGAAAACCCCAACAACAAAAAAGAAACTAAACTCTTGAAGAAGTTAGTCGGGGACATTATAATGGAATTTCTTAACGACAAGTATAGTGAGGATCAGACAAATGAGTATGTTAAACTTGACGGTGGAGAGACTGATACTCTCTCAACTGTTGACGAATGAAGAGTATACAAGAAAGGTTCTTCCGTTTCTGGAAAAATCTTACTTTCATGATGATAACGAAAAGACAGTATTAAACCATGTAGTTTCTTATATTGAAAAGTATAATAGTCAGCCTTCAAAAGAATCGTTGATTATTGCTCTGAGTGACGACAAGACTTTAAGTGAGGATGCCTTTAAACGGGTATGTGAAATTGTAGAGGAATGTTCAAACGCAGAGAAAGAGAAAGAAATCTCTTGGTTATACGACACCACTGAAAAATTCTGTAAAGACAAGGCGGTATACAATGCGATCATGGAATCGATCCACATCATTGACGGCAAATCGAAATCAAAGACAGAGAATGCAATCCCAAGCATCCTATCCGACGCACTCTCCGTCTGCTTCGACGCCCACATCGGACACGACTACATCGAAGACTCCGACGAACGATACGAGTTCTACCACAAAGTCGAAAGTAGAACCTCCTTCGATCTAGAGTATTTTAATACCATTACCGGCGGCGGTACTCCGAGTAAGACGTTGAATGTTTGTCTTGCGGGAACCGGTGTTGGTAAGTCTCTCTTTATGTGTCATCATGCAGCAAACTGTTTGACACAAGGAAAGAATGTTCTATACATTACATGCGAAATGGCTGAAGAAAGAATCGCAGAGAGAATCGATGCGAATCTTATGGATATTCAATTAGATGATCTGAAGCAACTT